TTATATAAATTATTAAAACCTACAACTAAAGGCGATGCACTTGATGTTTTTGCCAAGTATTCATCTGGACAATTACAGAAACAAGACTTAATAACTTTACTTAAAAGAGCAAGAGGTATACAAAAACCTAATGAGCCTATTAAAGCAAAAGTAAGTGCTGGTCCTGCTGAACCTGCATTTGGTCAACCACCAAGTAGGATGCCTGAATATCAAATTTATGACAGTAGAACTGGTGAAGAATATGAACTTTTTCAGGCATACGATGATGAAGCCGCATTGAGTCGTTTAGATGATTATCGCCGCATGGCTAGAAATAGTGCTAGTTCACTAGATCCTAATAGGTTTGTTCTCCGTCATGTGGTAAATGGATAATAAAAGGTAGATTATGAAAAAAATTATAGCAATCGCATTACTAGCAATATCAACTACAGTTGACGCACAAAAAACACCCCAAGGTGTTATATACGATTTCCCTATTACTAGAGTATTAGATGGTGATACTGTAGCATTTCAGGCTACATTTTTACCACCTCCGCTTAAACAAGAACTTAGTATAAGAGTATTTGGTGTAGATACTCCTGAAAAAGGATTTAGAGCCAAATGTCCACAAGAAGATCAAAGAGGACAGGCTGCTTCAGCATTTACAAAAGAATTAGTTACTCATTCACAAAAACGCCAAGTTGTTATCATGGACTGGGATAAATTTGGTGGGCGTGTATTAGGCGATGTAATTCTTGATGGTAAAAGTTTGCGTGAACAACTCATTACAAATAACTATGCTAGAGCATACTTTGGCGAAGCAAAACAATCTTGGTGTAATTAATATAAATGATAACTGAATCATTCGTTGGTGAAACTGCGGTTATGGAGTTATATAAAAAACTCCCTAGCCTATCCAAACACAACTATAATACCATTGATAAATTATTACGAGCGATTGCTCAAAAACATGAAATGAATCATGATGCGTTAAACGATTTATTTGTGAAAAAATTTAATCGTAGTCCTGATAGTTGGGTTAAAGGCAAATTAGACGAATCCGATGTTGAATGTGATTTAGAACAAGAAGTAGAAAAGTTTGTAGATTGGGCTGCTAAAAAGTTAAATCTACAAACTACTCCCAAAATTGAATTAAGCATGGATACCGAAGAAGCACAAACTAATCATCATACTGGTAGTCATACTGATGGTGATAACAGTGTTTGGGTATATGCTAAAAACCGTAATTTGGTTGATATACTTAGAACGGTTTTTCATGAGGTGGTTCATGTCAGACAGGGTGAACTGAATATGATTAAACCGGGATCTAGTTACCCTGGCAGCCCAATAGAAGTCATGGCAGATTGTTTAGCTGGCAAGTATATTAAGATTTATGGGGAAAAGAATCACCATATTTTCCAATAACAATTTGACTTGAATTCAGTACTGTGTTACACTACACAGATGCTTAAATTACTTTTCCCATTACCTAAAGAACTAACCGTTGCTTGTAGCGGCGGTGTAGACAGTATGGCTGTACTAGATTTCTTGCGTAGAAAGCATGAGGTTACTGTGGCCTTTTATCATCATAGCACACCAAACAGTGATACAGCATATCAATTTGTAGCCAATTATTGTAGTGAACACGGTTTACCATTATTCTTTGGAAAGCTAAACGAATCCAAACCCAAAGAATTAAGTCAAGAAGAGTTTTGGCGAAACAAGCGTTATGATTTTCTTCGTGGGTTTGACACAGTAATTACAGCACATCATTTAGATGATTGTGTAGAAACATATATTTGGTCATCACTACATGGAAAAGCAAAACTCCCACATAGATATGTCCGTGGAAATGTTCTGCGACCATTTTTAACTACGCCAAAAACAGAATTCGTTTCATGGTGTGAACGACATGATGTTAAATGGAGTGAAGATGCCAGCAATAAAGATACTAATTATACTAGGAATTACATCAGACATGAACTAATGCCACACGCATTAAAGGTTAATCCAGGGTTAAGAACTACAGTTAAAAAAATTGTTGAGCGAGGTGGTTAAATTAAACCCAGTATTGCGTTATTCATGAATCATCCAGAATGCAGTGTATTATGTTGTTCTGGAATGTATGAAGCATTATCATGTGATTTTAACATAGAAATATTGCCGTTTAAAGATGTTAAATTAAAAAAACTTAAGAAATACCACATTATAGCCTTTCCAGGTGGTATTGGCGATAGCGATTCATTTGAACATCTACTTAAAAACCGTGCTGATGATGTAACCGAATATATTCATAACGGTGGTAGGTACTTGGGCATTTGCATGGGAGCATATTGGGCAGGTAAATACTATTTTAAGTTGCTTGATGACGTAGAACCAGTACAATATATCAAACGCCGTAAAAGCGATATTAAACGAAGTTATGCAACCATAGCAGATGTACTATGGAATGATGAACCACAATCAATGTACTTTTATGACGGGTGTGCATTGATAGGTGATAAAAATAAAATGAATATTGTGTCAACCTATGCCAACGGTGATCCAATGGCTATCTACCAAAAACGAATTGGTTTGATTGGATGCCACCCTGAAAGTATGCCAAGTTGGTATGACAGACCCTATCTACAATCATATTGGCATGAATTTGCCCATCATAAACTATTACTAGCATTTGTCAACAAATTAATGAAAGCGTAATTTACCCGTAATTACGCAAAAAGTTTGACTTTGTTACGCACCTACTGTATACTAAATTACTTCACAAGGAGAATCTATGACTGCACGAACTTTTAGCGCAGAAGCAAAAATTAAGCTTACCCAAATGATCAACGAAGGCATGGCTACCATGCATGAAATTGATACACTAAACGGTGGCTTGAATGATACCATTAAAGCAGTAGCCGAAGAACTAGAGATTAAGGCTAGCACATTGAAGAAAGCAGTAAAAATTGCTCATAAGGCTAGTTTGGGTCAGACTAACAAAGACCATGACGAACTCAATACGATTTTGGAGACGGTTGGCAAAACCCTATGAGTTATGTAGACGCTATACATGACCGCAATGGCGACAAGATATTTGTCGTAGAACGGACTACCCAAGGTACAAGGACTTTTAAAGAGTACCCTGCTAACTATACATTTTATTACAGCGATCCTAAGGGCAAATATCGTAGTCTTTATGGCGATCCTGTAAACAAATTCAGTACAAGAAAACGTGCTGAGTTTGAAAAGGAGCGTAGGATTCATTCAGGTAAGAAATTATTTGAAAGTGATATCAATGTAGTCTTTCGTTGCCTTTCAGAGAATTATCTGAAAATTGATCCTCCTAAGTTGCATACATGCTTCTTTGACATTGAGGTTGATTTTGATCCTGAAAAGGGCTTTAGTCCCACTAGTGATCCATTCAACCCTGTAACAGCAATTAGTATGTATTTGGATTGGCTAGACCAATTGTTTACTCTATGTATTGCTCCTAAACATATGTCCGAAGAAACGGCACAAGAAATTGTAGGAGAATTTGATAACACTATCCTTTTTAAAAGTGAAAAGGAAATGTTTGATATGTTCTTTCAGTTGATTGACAATGCCGATGTTCTAACTGGTTGGAACTCAGAAGGATACGACATACCCTACATGGTCAATCGTGTTACTAGGGTAATGAGTAAAGATGATACCCGTAAGTTTTGTTTGATGGGTCAGATGCCTAAGCCAAGAACTTATGAAAGGTTTGGAAAAGAAGAGCAAACATATGACTTAGTTGGTCGTATTCACATGGACTATCTACAGTTGTACAAAAAATACAATTATGAAAGTCGCCATAGCTATAAACTAGACTCTATCGGTGAGATGGAAGTCGGTGAAAATAAAACACAATATGAAGGTACTCTTGACCAGTTGTATAACAAGGACTTTAAAAAGTTCCTTGAGTATAACAGACAGGATACTATGTTGTTGGTTAAGATTCACAACAAGTTGAAATTTTTAGATTTGGCAAATGCTCTAGCACATGAGAACACAGTGCTATTGCCAACAGTGATGGGTTCAGTTGCAATGATTGAAATGGCAATCATGAACGAAGCCCATGAGCGTGGTTTAGTAGTCCCTGATAAAAAACGAAAGGAAGGAAGTAATGATGAACAACAAGCGGCAGGTGCCTATGTTGCTACGCCCAAAAGGGGCATTCACGAATGGGTCGGAGCAGTTGACATTAACAGTCTTTACCCGTCAGCAATCCGCGCTCTTAACATGGCCCCTGAGACCATTGTCGGTCAGGTCAGGCAATCACTCACTAACCAATACATGCAAGACAAAGGCAAAAGGTTAGCCAACGAAAAGAAACGTGCTAAAGAAGATGACGATGCCGTAACTGGTAGTATTCTATGGGAAGGCTTGTTTGGCTCACTAGAATATACTGCTATTATGAACCAAGAACGCGGCACAATGCTTACACTAGACTATGAAGATGGTCGTAGTGAAGAAATGAGTGCGGCAGAGATTTGGAAATTAATCTTTGATAGTCACAAGCCTTGGATACTTAGTGCTAATGGTACTATATTTAAGTATGACCAAGAAGGTG